ACCACGCCGGCGCAAATCCAATTAAGGATTCATACCGTCGTGCAGTTACAGCACTTGTCCTTGAGAACCAGGAAAAGGCAATGGCTGAAGAAGGCCGTATGCTTAACGAATCTGCACCAACCAACTACACTGCAGGTGGTTTTAGCGGTTCATCTGCTGCTGCTGGTCCAGTTGCAGGTTACGATCCAATCCTAATCAGTTTGGTTCGTCGCGCTCTTCCAAACCTAATGGCTTATGACATTGCAGGCGTTCAGCCAATGACAGGTCCAACAGGACTAATCTTCGCAATGCGCTCACGCCGTGGCACAAATCGTGGCACAAACGAAACATTCTTTGATGAAGTTCTAACAAGCTTCACATCATCTAATGCAGCTGGCGGTATGGCTGGTACAGTTGCTCATACTGGTTCAAACCCAGTTTCTAACACAGCTAACAATGATGCTTATACCACTGGTAAGGGTATGACAACATCACAGGCTGAAGCTCTTGGTGATTCAGGAGACAACGTTTTTGCTGAAATGAACTTCTCCATTGAAAAGGTAACTGTTACAGCACGTTCACGCGCTCTAAAGGCAGAATACACAATGGAACTTGCTCAGGATCTTAAGGCTGTTCACGGTCTAGACGCTGAGACAGAACTTGCAAACATTCTTTCAACAGAAATTCTTGCTGAAATCAACCGTGAAGTTGTAAGAACTGTTTACCGTTCAGCCGTTGTTGGCGCTCAGTACGGTGTAACAACCGCTGGTACATTCGACCTCGACACAGACTCAAATGGCCGTTGGTCAGTTGAAAAGTTCAAGGGTCTTGTATTCCAGATTGAACGTGAATGCAATGCAATTGCTAAGGGTACAAGACGTGGTAAGGGTAATATTCTTATCGTTTCTTCTGATATTGCTTCAGCTCTTTCTATGGCAGGTGTTCTTGATTACACACCTGCTCTTAATGTTAACCTAACAGTTGACGATACTGGCAATACTTTTGCTGGCACAATGCACGGTCGCATTAAGGTATACATCGATCCATACTTCGGTGGTTCATCAAACGGTGACGAGCTTGTAACAGTTGGTTATAAGGGTACTTCACCTTATGACGCTGGTCTATTCTACTGCCCATACGTTCCTCTCCAGATGGTTCGCGCTATCGGTCAGGATACCTTCCAGCCAAAGATCGGCTTCAAGACACGTTACGGAATGGTAGCTAACCCATTTGCTAAGGGACTAGATGCTCTTACAGACTTTAGTGACTCAATTACAGATACAGTACGCTCTAACCAGTACTACCGTATCTTCCGCGTTCGCAATCTTACCTAATAATAAGAAGAGACGCAGTAACAACTTGGGCGGTGGCAACACCGCCCTTTTTGTTTATATAAATATACCAGAGGTACCAAATGACAACAGAATCATTCATTACTAGAACTCCAGAGAATACTAGTTTGCTTCAAGCAACTAAGTATACATTTACTGTACCTAATCTTCCATTTGCCAAATACTTTTGTCAGTCTGTTGTTATGCCAGGCGTATCTACTGGTGCTATACCTGTTTCAAGCCCATTCTCTGACATATATCGTCATGGTATAAAACTTACATATGAAGAGCTTAGAATCACATTCATCGTTGATGAAGACTTAAGATCGTGGCAAGAAACATATAACTGGCTAAGAGGTATAGCTCGTCCAACAAAACATGAAGAATACATTAAGCATTTTGATTCGAAAGCATCTTTATATTATGATGGTATTTTAACAATCAACACAAATTCCAACTTGCCTAATGTTCGCTTCAAGTTCAAAGACTGTCATCCTGTTACTCTTAGTGGTATAACATTCAATACGGCCGATTCAGCCGAAAACACTATCACAGCCGATCTTGGCATTAGATATGATTATTTTGATATTGAGCGTCTTTAACACTTGACTTTTACCTAAAAACATAGTATAGTAATATACATTTTTTGTGATGGAGAAGCTATGAAGCCGCCAGTGAATATAGAATTGCTCATGGAAGAATGGGTAAAGGATGCAGGATACGATGAGACTGAACCTCAGAAAGCGGTAGCAAACATACCGAAACTCCATGCCAAGTATCTTCGTATTATGACACATCATAATTTAATCTCCAAGAAACTCACATCGGAATATAATAGCAGACGCAAGATCAAGTGGGAATACTATTCTGGTGATCTGAATAATCCAGAAGACCTTGCGCGTTATGGTCTAGAACCAATGATGAAGAAAGTACTTCGTGCTGATCTACAGCATTATCTTGATTCGGACACTGAACTAAATAACATACTATTGAAAAAAGTTATGCATGAAGAGATTGTTGATTTCTGTAAGAATGTTCTAAAAGAACTGAACAACAGAACATGGCAACTCAAGTCATACATGGATTGGGAAAAGTTTATAGGTGGACAGTAAAATTATCATTAGAAATGTGAATGAAGCCTATGTAGCTATCATCTGTGAAGATGGTGTTGCTTATGAGCTTCGTGAAAACTTTACATTTCAAGTTCCAGGTTATCAGTTTACGCCTCAGTATAGGGCTAGACTGTGGGATGGAAAGATAAGACTATTTGATATTAGAACAAAACAGCTATATCGTGGTCTAGTACCATATATTGCCAAGTTTTGTGAAGAGCGAAACTATGAATGGGATTATGAAAATGAAGACTTTGATGAAGAGTTTTCATTAGCGGAAGCAAAAGAGTTTGTAGAGAAACTAAGGCCGAAACATGCTCCAAGAGACTATCAATTGGACGCTTTCGTACATGCCATCCGTACAAGACGTAGTTTATTACTCAGCCCCACTGCAAGTGGTAAGTCTCTTATTATTTATCTTCTATCTCGGTTTTTCCAATATAGAAAACTGAAAAGAGGGTTGATCATTGTTCCGACAGTATCTCTGGTAGAACAATTGACAAGCGACTTCAAAGAGTATAGTGAAACGAATGGTTGGGACGTTAGCGCGAACATACATAAAGTTTATCAGGGTCAGGACAAGGATACAGACAAGTTCCTGACGATTTCAACTTGGCAATCTCTATACAAGATGCCTAAGAAGTGGTTCGCGCAATTTGATTTTGTAATCGGTGATGAAGCTCATTTGTTCAAAGCCAAATCTCTAACAGACATTATGACAGGACTATCAAATGCAAAGTACAGAATTGGCACTACAGGCACCCTTGATGGAACAAAGACTCACCGCCTTGTACTTGAAGGGCTATTTGGCTCCGTTCGAAAAGTCATCACAACGAAAGAACTTATGGATGCAAAACACTTGGCTTCATTCCAAATCAAGTGCTTACTTCTTAGACATAGTGATGCTATCTGCCAGGCAAGTAAGAATTTCACCTATCAGCAAGAAATTGAATACCTTGTTCTTAATGAGTCCCGTAACAGATTTATTAGTAACCTCGCAGTATCTCTCGACGGAAATACCCTCGTCCTATACCAATATGTCGATAAGCACGGAAGAATCCTACACGATCTCATTTCCGCAAAGCTCGGAGCAGATAGAAAAGTCTTCTTCGTCCATGGCGGAACAGAAGTTGACATTAGAGAGGAGATAAGAGGAATTGTTGAAAAAGAAACTGACGCTATTATTGTTGCTTCTTTTGGTACTTTTAGTACTGGTATCAATATTAGAAACCTGCATAACATTATATTTGCTTCTCCATCCAAATCTCGTATTCGGAATCTTCAGTCTATCGGGCGTGGGCTAAGAAGGTCTGAAACTAAAGATGAAGCGCAGTTATTTGATATCGCGGATGATATGAGACATAAGAAGCGCGAAAACTATACATTGAAACACTTTGCCGAGAGAATCAAAATATATACAGAAGAGAAGTTCAAATTCAAAATCTATAAGATAGAACTAAAAGGATAGTAACATGGAACAAGACATTCAGTTTCTTAGACTTAAAAATGGTGAAGACTTAATAACGGAAGTTCAAGAGACTGATGGTTCTTTAGTTCTTGTCAATCCATGCAAGATACTTTACTTGAAAGGAAAGAAGTCTGGCTTTCTTTCTATATCACTTATGCAGTGGGTATTCTCTAGGATATCTGCTGACCAAATGTTTGAAATAGATAAGAATGAAGTTCTGTTTAAGACACTACCAGATGATGGAATGATTATTCACTATATCAATTCAGTTGAACACTTCTTGGAAAAAGAATCAAGTAGTAACATTGAATATGATGATCCAACAATTGATGATTCCTATGAAGATAACCTTGAAATGCTTAAGGATCTAATAGGAACTAAAGATGATAAGGGAAAGTTACACTGATGGCAAACGATAAGAACATATACCTAGACTTGGAAGATGAAGATGACTTCGGATTCACATTTGCTGATGAAAGCGATATCATTGAGGAAAATAAAGAATACTCTTCTCTTCAGGAACAAGTTGATGATTTAAAACTAAGATTGTCTGCTCTTAATAAAATCTTTATGCCTCTACTGGAAAATCTAGCTAAAGATCCTGATAAGCCTATGATCAAATGGCCTAATCGTAAGGAACAGATAGATAAGCAGATCAAGAAGCTTAAGTCTCTAACTACCATATAGAGTTATTCATATGATGGCTGACATAGCCTTTATACCACGCTGTCAAGCATTTGTCAATAGAAAAGTGAGTCCGAATGAAAAAAGTTACAGTACACTATGTAGACAATAAAAAGTTCTACGAAGAGATCCTAAAGTACAGGGAAAGTATCCAGAAAGCAAGAGCAGAAGGTAAACAAGATCCTCGTTTACCAGAATATATCGGTGAGTGTATTTTCAAGATTGCAAAGAAACTTTCCACAATGCCACGCTTCATCAACTATTCATACCGTGATGAGATGATATCCGATGGCATTGAGAACTGTATTATGTATTTCAAAGATTACAATCCAGAAATAGGGCAGAATCCATTTGCGTATTTCACGCAGATCATCTATTATGCTTTCCTTAGACGAATAGGTAAAGAAGAGAAGAACAGGTACATCATATATAAGAATTATCAGGAAAGCATTGTCAATCAAGGCAACTCTGGATTCCTTGTAGATAATGATGATAATCACTTGATGCCAACTCAAATGTATGATAACATAAATGACTTCATGGCAAAGTTTGAGAAGAGAGAACACGAAAAGAAAGTAAAGCGTAAGCAGACAAAGGAAGGCTTACAGAAATTTTATGAGGAAGAAACCGATGACAAACGAAGTGCCGTTTCAGATTGAACATTTGATCAATAGCCTACTTAACAAAAAAGAAAATATCCACATTCGTGGAAACTATTCTC